GGATCGGGCGACCTGGGCCAACGCCGAGCAAGCCGGCCGGGAGTTCCTGACTTACACGTTGGAGCCCTGGCTGCTGTCGCTTGAAGCAGCACTCCGCCGCGCGCTGTTCTCGACCGAGGACCGGCCGACCTACCGTGTCCGCTTCGACCGCGACGACCTGACACGCGCCGACCTAGCCGCCCGGGCGACAGCTATTGCCTCCCTCGTCGCGGCAAGGGTGCTCAACCCCAACGAGGGGCGGGGATGGCTCGACATGCCCCCGCGCAACGGCGGCGAAGTCTACGAGAACCCTAATGTCGGCGCGCCCACGCCCAAATCGCAGGGAGCATCGAATGCAGCTCAATGACATGTTCGACAACGCGGCTGATCAGAACAGGGGCCAGTCGCTGGCCCTGCTCGATCCATTCACCGGCCAACCCACGGGAATGATCTTCGTCGTCGCCGGGCCAGACAGCGATCGGGCGCGTCGCGCGCGACTGGCGCTCTCCGACGAGCTGGCCGAAATGGCCAACGAAGAGGGCCGCGTGTCCGCAGAGGATCGCGAAGCTGCCCGGCTTAACAGCCTTGCGGCGCTCGTGCTCGATTGGAACGGTGTTGAGGAGGACGGCAGCGCCGTAACGTTTTCGACAAGCAAACTGCTCAAGGTGCTGCGCGTCCTTTGGGTGCAAGAACAAGTCGATGCCTTTGCCGGCGATCGCCGCAATTTTGCGGGACGGCGCTAAATGGATCACCTGTTCGTCGAAACGAAGTTTGCGACCGAGGACAGCGGGCTCATTTCCGGCGTGGCATGGAAATACGGCGTCCCTGATCGCGTCGGCGACATGATCGAACCCGGGGCGTTCAAAAGCTTGCAGCTACCGCTCCCCATGCTGTTTTCGCACGATACCAGCGACCCGGTTGGGACGTGGACTGCGGCAGACGAGAAGGATGGTGGCCTCTACCTCAAGGGTCAGATGCTGGTCGCCGATGTGGCGCGCGCCCGTGAGGTCCTCGCCCTCGTCAAATCTGGGGCCGTGAAGGGTCTTTCCATCGGGTTCATTACCAAGTCGGCGACTACTCGGCCCGGTGGCGGACGAACCATCAAATCCGCTCAGCTGCTCGAAGTCTCGCTCGTAGTAATTCCCATGCATCCCGGCGCTCGGGTCACCAGCGCGAAATCGGCGACGGCCGCTCTGCAGCTCGCCGCTGCCCTCAACCGCGCCAAGATGGCGCTTACCAGGAGCTAAGACGTGAAGCACGTTTCTCAGCGCGCCATCCTCGCGGGCGCAATCGAACTCAAGGGCGATGATGACGATCCGGTCGCGGTGGTCACCAAGAGCCTGGCTGAGCTCACCAAGACCGTCGACGATCGCTTGAAAGCACTAGAAGGCAAGGGTGTCGACAAGGCGGTGCTCGATCGTCTCGATGCGGTGGAGAAGAAGGCTAATAGACCGGGCGGCGAAAACAAGCCGGACGATGCGCAGCAGGCGCTTCTGCAGAAGAAGGGTTTTGGCGTCTATATCCGCAAGGGTAACCGGCAAGGCATCGAGATCAGCGACGAAGAGTCGGTCCAGCTCAAGGCGCTGACGGTTTCGAACGACCCAATGGCCGGCATCCTGGCGCCGAACGAGATGGCCACGGAGATGATCCGCGACATCACTCAGTATTCGCCGATCCGAAGCCTGGCGAGTGTGCGCACCACCACGTCTCCGGGCGTCACCTATCCGAAGCGGACCGGCATCACGAACGCTAAGTGGAAAAACGAGGCGCAGCTGCAGGAGGAGAGCGAACCGGCGTTCGGTCAACTCGAAGTCCTGGTCCACGAGGTCAACACCTATGCCGACATCAGCAACCAGCTGCTGGCCGACAGTGGCGGCCAGGCCGAGACCGAACTGCGCCTCGCGCTCGGCGAGGACTTCGGTCAAAAGGAAGGCGCTGCGTTCGTGCATGGTGCGGGCGTCAACGACCCAGAGGGCATCACCGTCAACGGGGCGGTCGGCTTCATCGTCACCGGCAATGCCAATACGCTGGGCGCCGCGCCGGCCGACAAAATGATCGACCTGTTCTACGGCCTCAAGGCCGCTTACCGGCAGCGCGGCACCTGGTTGATGAACTCGACCACGCTCGGCACCGTCATGAAGCTCAAGGACGGTCAGGGAAATTATCTTTGGTCGAAGAGCTACGTCGCCGGTCAACCCGATACGATCCTCGGCCGCCCTGTCACCGAAGACCCGGAAATGCCTGACATCGCAGCAGGCGCAGACCCGATCCTGTTCGGCGACATCGGCACTGCCTATCGCATCATCGACCGGATCGGCCTTTCGATCCTCGTGAACCCGTACCTCCTCGCCACCCAAGGCCTCACCCGCATTCACGCCACGCGCCGCGTCGGCGGCAAGGTCGTGCAGCCAGCCGCGATCAAGAAGCTTCGCGTCTCAGCATAGCGCTGAGCGTCAAGCCTTGCCCCGGCAGCTCGCCGGGGCAGCACTGGACGCTCAACCCCGAAAGGACTTTCGCTACCATGCGCGACCTTGCCAACAACCTCGACTTTAAGCGCGGGCTATCGCCTGGCGCCGCAGTCGGCGACAATACTCCCTACGTGTCGCAGATCCTCGACACGAAGGGTCTGACGGGCGCTGCATTTGTCATCCTGACCGGTTCTCTGGCCGACGCGGACGCGACCTTTACGACCCTCGTCGAGGATGGCGACGCGGCCGATCTCGCTGACCATGTCGCTGTCGACGACGCGTTCCTCACCGGAACGGAGGCCCTGGCATCATTCGACTTTTCGAAGGACGATAAGGTCTTCAAGATCGGCTACGTCGGTCCGAAGCGATATGTGCGCGTGACCGTCACGCCCGGCGGGAATGGCGGGAACGCCTTCATCGCCGGCCTCTGGGTCGTTCGCCCGGACACAGTCCCGGCCGCGAACCCGCCCGCTTGATGCCCACGCGCGCTCCCCACGTCTGCGGCCATTGCGGCACGCTTCACCTCAGCGGTGAGGCGTGTCCGGTGACGGCGCAGTACGCGCGGGAGCGCAAAGCCCGGTTCGACCGCAAGCGTCCGAACGCAGCGGCGCGCGGCTACGATGCGGAATGGCGCCGTGAAAGCAAAGCATTCCTGGCGGAGCCGGCAAACACCTATTGCGCCTGCGGATGCGGTCGTCGGGCGGACATGGTCGACCATAAGACCCCTCACCGTGGCGACCCAACTCTCTTCTGGGACCGTCGAAACTGGCAGCCCTTGAGCACTCACTGTCACAACTCGTCGAAACAGCGCCTAGAGCGCCATTCTGAAAAGGCAATTCCATGAGCAAACTGTTCGCAACTGCCGGCGCCAAGCTCTACATCGGCCCGGCCAAGGCGTTTACCGGCACGCCGTTTGTGCTCGCTGACTTCACCGATGGCGACCCGGCCTTCACTGAGATCAAGGGTGCCAGCAATCTCGGCACCGTTGGCGACAAGGCGGAGTTGGTCACGCTCGACGAGATCGGCACCGCACGGACCCGGAAAGCGAAGGGCGTTCGCAACGCCGGCTCGATGCAGGTGGTCATCGGCCTCGATGCAGCCGATGCCGGTCAGCTCGCGCTTCTCGCGGCCGAGGCGAGCGACGACACCTACATGATCAAGGTGCAATTCAACGATGCGCCGGCGGGCGGCACGCCGAGCCTGCGCTACTTCGCGGCGCTCGTCATGTCCGTCGAAGAGGGCATGAACGAAGGCAACACTGCCCTGGTGTTGAACGCCGCGCTCGAGATCGATGGCAACATCGTCAAGGTCGCGGCTGCCGGGCCGTAAATCTCACACACACAACTGAAAGAGGAGAACGAACAATGGCTGACTTGTCCATCACTGCCGCAAACGTCAAGCCTGGCGCCAACGCCGTCATCGACTACGGTCACCTTGCCGGCGCGACGATCGGGCAGGGCGTGCAGGTCTATCTCGACCCGGCGACGAACAAGTGGAAGGTTGCCGACGCAAATGGCTCCGGTACGCGGCAGGCGCAGGGCACGTCGCTCAATGCGGCGTCAGACGGACAGCCGCTGGCAGTGCAGACCGGCGGCGACCTCACGATTGGCGCGGCCATCGTCGCCGGTACGACGTACTGCCTTTCGGCGACGGCCGGCGACATCTGCCCGCAGGCCGATGTCGCGTCCGGCAGCGACGTGGTGTTCGTCGGCTATGCCCGGAGCGCGACGGTTCTGGCACTGCGGTACGCTGCGCCCGGCGTCACGCTCTGAGGCCCGGTATGGCGGACCTCTTCACTCCGGACGAGCTGAAGGCGCAGCTCAACGTCACCGACGACGGCGACGACACGCTGCTCGGCCGGTTGACCAAGGCTGTGCGCGCCTACCTCGAAAGCCAGCTTGGCTTTCTGATCGACGAGAAATGGCCGCCGACCGGCGACGACGATGCGGAGGTCACCTCGGCGCCGGAGGATTTGCGGCAAGGGGCTTTGATGCTTGCGGCGCACTGGTATGAGAACCGAGAGGCGAGCCTGGTTGGTCTGACCCTGCAGTCGCTCCCGATGGGCTTTGACGAGATCATTGCCAACTATCGCAACTACACGTTCGGCGTGGGCGACGATGGCTAACGACGGGGGCATCGGAAACCTGCAGAAGCGGCTGGCGGCTATTCCCAAGGCCGTCGTCGAGGCCGCGCAACCGGCCGTGCTAAAGTCGGCTCAGGAGATGGCCAGCGGCATGCGCGCCCTCGTCCCCGTCAAGACCGGCGAGCTGCGCGATAGCATCTCGGTCACCCCTGGCGGCGCAACGACGCCGGCCTATTCGCAGCCTGGCGGATCGATGGTCGTGCCGCCCAATGCCGCCGCCGTGACGGTTGGCGATCACGTCGTCCG